TCGGCTGTTGCTACCGCTGAGCAGATCAACAAGACCGAAACGTATCGTGACCCTGATTCGTTTGCTGACATCGTGCGTGGTATGCACCTGTACGGACGTAAAATTCTAAGAAGTGAAGCTATTACTACTGCAAAGTACAATTTAGCTTAACTCTTGACTGCGCTTTAATGTAGTGATACATTACCGAAACCCCCCTAATTCGGTGAAACCCTAACGAGAACTGGACAACTCTAAGGCAATACCGAGCGAAGCCCGCAAGGGAACGTGTAACGACTAGGAAGCCATTCCGTACACTCAAGTGAGTGGAAATGGGGGGATACTGGAAAACACCAGTATTTGATATAGTCTAATCTGCATGGAAACATGTAGCAGACGAAAGGTAAAAAATGTCGCTCAAACTACCAAAGGATGATTACAGGAATAAACCTAGGGTTTGTACAACCTGTAACAAAAGAAAAGACATCAGCCATTTTAAGATTGAAAAAGATCGACGTGCTCACAACGAATTGGCTGTAAGAACAAAATGTAGAGAGTGTGACGAACTAAGAAAATACAAAAGGTTTATTCAAAAAACCTACGATATTTCTTGGGAAGACTATGAAAGAATGTTAGACACTCAAAACGGCTGCTGTGCAATATGCAAGAGTAGAGTTTCAAGTGCAAGGACAACAAGACTCTTCATAGATCACTGTCACACTACTTTAAAAGTTCGGGGTCTTTTGTGTAGTTCTTGTAATCATGGCTTAGGGCTTTTCAAGGATAGCCCAACAGTTTTAAAGGCGGCATTAAAATACCTAGAGTCGGACAAAGAGTAACGACCTTTGTTGAATGTTAATGAAAATTCTTCGTCCTGAAGCACTAACTGTTGCTAAGTACAACCTCGCGTAATAAGGAAACGTAAAAATGGCTACTGTTACTACTCTCGCTAAGGCCGCTGGTGGTCGTGGCAATCCGGGTCGCAAGCCCTACATGGTAGAAGTGGAGATTGACCTCGCTGCTGCTGCCACTGCTAAGGGTTCGGCTCTGGCAGCTAATGACATTATTCAAGCCATCACTGTTGGTGCGAACACTGTCGTTATGTTTGCTGGTATGGAAATCATCACTGCACCTGCTGGCGGTACAAGCTGTACTGCTGACTTGGGTATCACTGGTGGTGACGTTGATGCTTTCGTTGATGGCTTCACCGTTACTGGCGCTTCTGCTGGTTCCTACGCAACTCTGGCAAACACTGCTTGCCCGATCCTTGTGACCACTTCGGACACCATTGACATGCTGATTCTGGGTACTACCCCGGATACTTCTGGTGTCATTCGTGTCTACGCTGTCCTGATGGACGTTGATGGTTTGGGTTCGTCTAAGGCTGCTGCTGAAGTTGACCGTGACGTTCTGGCTTAATTAAAGCTTCTTGGGGTATCCTTTAATTAGGGTACCCCTTCACAAAACCATGCAAGTATTTTACCATAAAGACGTGTCATACGTACATGCTCCTAAGATTGGTTCTCGGTCTATTATTGGTTGGTTTGCAATCTTAAAAGACCCAACTATCTATGAAAAGCATCCAGACTACTTTGTTGAGGTAAACACAAAAGATCATGTGTACACACCTATTCGACGTATGCAGCAAGAGTGTGGTGAGATTAGAACTCCTTTATCTTTTGTAGTTTCAAGAGACCCAGTTAAAAGATTTGTGAGCGCCTACAAGAACAGGGTTGTAACACACAAAGAACTAAAAGACTCTAAGCTGATTGATCCCAACAAACAATACCCTGAGTTCGATCAATTCGTAGATCAGTTCTATAAATTTAGAGATGAAAGTAAAAGTATAGAAGTACACTTCAAGTCTTTGACTTTTTACTACGGCAGTGATAGGACAGTATTTACTAAGGTATTTAGAACAGAAAACCTCAACGCGTGTAGATTGTTTTTGCAGGATCACTTCTCTACTGAACTTCCTAGCCTAAGGTTGCAGCAAAACAAACCGGGCATTCACGTTGAACCTACTTTTAAGCAAATAGACTTTATCCAGAAGTTGTACAAACAGGATTACTTAAACGGATGGACTTAATAGCTAAAAGTAAAGTAGAAGGCTGGGAGTCTAAGCTGTATAATATCTCAGACATCTTTTTCATGAGAGATGAAGCGGCAGTACTTGACAAAAAGTTTAGTGAATCTCTTAGCAAGTCTCTAGACGAAAACGGAATGAAGTTTCCTATTTTAATCACTAACTCTCTCCTGTTTAAATCTTGGATTGAGAGACCTGACGTTTTCCCAAAGCCTCTTGACGTAAGTGAAGCTTACAGATGTGTAATCGGAAACAACAGAATGCACTGGTCGTTAAATAGAGGGTACACTAGGATAGAGTGTATATACGTTCACAGTAAAGAAGAGAAACAGAAGGTTTTGAAGTTTACTGAAATGGAGTACGGTCGAGACTTTTGACCATCAAACAAAAGGTTTATAGACTATGGCTATCACTACTGCAATGTGTACCAGCTTTAAGCAAGAATTACTCGGTGGTATTCATGATTTGGATACTGACGTTTTGAAACTTGCCTTGATTAAAGATACTCCGTCTGGAACATACGGGGCTGCTACAACGAATTACTCTGATGTGACTGGTAACTCTGACGAGGCTTCTGGTACGAACTACACGACTGGTGGTCAGGCGCTGGACGGAGCTACTATTTCCACAGATGGTACAACTGCTATCGTTGACTTTACTGACGAAGTGTTTGCTGACGTAACTGTATCCGCTGACGGCTGTATCATTTACAATTCTTCGCAGGGCAACAAAGCTATCTGTGTGATTGACTTTGGTGGTACTGTTAGTGCTACCGCTGGTGACCTTACTATTGAATTTCCTGCTGCTGATGCTTCTAACGCTGTAATCCGTATCGCCTGATAGGGGGTTACTATGGCTGTCACCGTTAATGCCGCAGTATATGGAGTAGGTGTATACGGTGTAGCCCGTTACGGTAAGATCATTGTAAGTGGTCTAGACCAAGCCGTAGGTACAGGGGCTGTCAGTGCAGTACAAGTAAATACTGCTGCGGGTATTACTGGTGTAGGTGCTATCACAGGTACCATTGAGCCTGTATCTGCTGGTGGCTTTGAGATTGACATTACAGAACGTATCGACACAGGTGTTGTTGGTACAGCATTTGCTAACACAGTCCAAGTAAATATTGCTGAGGTTCTTGGTTCTGTATCTGCCTCTGGTTCTACTGGAACTGTTGCAATCAGCAATACTGTAACACTCTCTGGTGTTGTCGGCACAGGTTCTGTTAACACTGTCGAAGAGAAACCCACTGAGGTTCTTGGTAGTGTCTCTGCTACAGGTTCCGTAAACACAGTACAGGCTAACACTGCCGCTGGTGTTACTGGTGTATCTGCTACAGGCTCTATTAACGACCAACTCGCATTTAGTAACTCTTTCGCTATTTCTGGTGTATCTGCCCAAGGTATCGTTAATACTGTCGAAGATAGACCAACAGAAATTCTCACTGGTGTAAGTTCCGAAGGTTTCATTAACACAGTAACAACACACCTAGTGATACCTCTTAGTGGTGTTGTTGGTACAGGCTCCTCTGGTCAGACGACCGAAACAGCAGTTGTATTTGACTTTGAAGCAGTTAAGAACTTGTACAGCAAGAGAAGAACTGTTATAATTCCAAGGGCTGCATGATATGGCTAGTACGGCAGCAGAGAGAACTGTAAGAGTTCCACGAGAGAATAGAGTTGTATACGTTGCGTTTGGTGGGAATGGTACAAGCTCTGACAGGACAGTACTAATCCCAGAAGAGAATAGAACTGTTATTGTTGTTGAAAGAAGAACTACTTCCGCTGAACGGACTGTATACGCAACCGAGGATTAACCTATGAGTTTTCGCTGGCCTAACAAAGACCCTGACGAACAGTTAGACTACAGTGTGGACTGGTCTAGGTTCCTTGGAGACGGTATCACAGTTTCTTCTGTGCAGTGGTACGTTGATGATGCCACTGGTACCAAGACAAGTATCGGTGCAGGTGAGACAGTAAACACTATCCAGAATGTATCTCAGACTAACACGGATACTGTCGCTACGATTAACATTGGGGCTGGTACTAACAACGTAGAGTACAAGTTCTACTGTAGAATTACTGATAGCTCTGGCTCACAGGCCGAAAGAGTAATCAAACTCCGAGTAAAGGAGAGGTAAATGGCTTACGACTTCTTAGGCTTAGTCAACGATATTAACAGGCGTCTTAATGAAGTTCCTCTTACCTCTGCTAACTTTGACTCTGCTGTTGGTTTCTATAGTTTAGGTAAAGACTCCGTTAACGCCTCTATCAGGTATATTAACCAGAGCCAATTCGAGTGGCCCTTTAATCATGTCGAGCAGGAAGATGACCTTACCGCTGGTGAGATTCGGTATGCTTATCCTGCTGATGCTAAGACGATTGACTTTGATTCGTTCCGTATTAAACGTAATAGTACCTTTGGTAATGAGACAAAGAAACTCTCTATTATCGACTACGAAGAATACCTGACTAACTACGTAGACGCTGAGTACGATACCTCTAATACAGGCATTCGTACTATTCCTCGTTATGTGTTCAGAACCCCTAGTCAAGAGTTCGGTGTGTACCCTCCCCCGGATAATGACTATGAGTTAGTCTACGAGTACTATAGACTTCCAGTAGACTTAGAGAACGCTACAGACGTACCTAGTGTGCCTGAGCAGTTTCGGTACGTTATTGTAGACGGTGCTATGTATCATGCGTACTTGTTCAGGGGTAACACTCAGGATGCTCAGATGCAACTCCAGAAGTTTGAGGAAGGCATCAAGGACATGCGCACTCTTTACATCAACAGGTACCATTACATTCGTGACACTAGAATTAACGCAGGTCTTTCCTACCACGTAAAGTCTAGGGTTGGATAAATATGCCTACTGCATGGAATACATTTCCTGTTGAATTTAAGGGTGGTCTGGTAACTAATATCAGTCCTCTCCAACAGGGTATTAACGCACCCGGATCAGCTAGAACTCTTGTTAACTTTGAGCCATCTATTGAGGGTGGTTATCGTCGTATTGAAGGCTACAATAAATTTGATACGGATTACGTTCCTCCCTATGGTTCTCCTGTAGTACAGGGAAGTGGTCAGTCTGGTACTACCCTGACTATCGCTAACATCTACGTTGAGCCTGAGGATGGGGATACTCTGACTATTGCTGGTGTAATAGGTACATACACTATCTCCATCTCGGGTGTTACGTACAGCACTGCAAATAAGACAGCAACACTGACCTTAAATGAAACACTGGACTCTTCTCCAGCAGATAAGGCAGCGGTAACATTCTCGAATAGGACTGCTGATCTTATCGAAGGTATTATTTACTTCAAACAAAAAGCTCTGGTGTACCGTGGGGCTGACCTCTGGAAGTCTAGTGGTTCTGGGTGGACTAGGATCAATACACCTAGCTACGGAACTGTTTTAGTTAATGGTGGTTCCCAGACTGGTACTTCTCTTGCTGTAGATGGTTTAACAAGAACACCTCAGATTGGTGATACGTTTACTGTTGCAGGTATTGAGAAGGTCTACACAATCACGAACACTGTGACTGTAAGCTCTGGTGCTGCTACAATTACTATTAGTCCTGCCTTGGCGTCTTCTCCTGCTGATAATGCCGCTGTAACTTTTTTGAGTACAGACAGAAGTTCTGGTGGAAAACACAGATTTTCTAGGTATAACTATACGGGTTCAAGTAAGATCGTAGGTGTCGATGGGACTAGTGCTCCCTTCACTTATGACGACAGTACTTTCTACGTTATGGATGATGCACCTTCTGACGTAGTTGGAGCAGAGCATGTGGCAGAGTTTAAGAGCCACCTGTTCTTCGCTAAAGGAAACACTCTTACTTTTACTGCACCTTTTACAGATACAGACTTTACAGCCGCTAATGGTGCTGGTATAATTACTGTACCTCATACGATTACAGGTCTGATTGTATTTAGGGAACAGCTTATCATCTTTAGTACTTCAAAGATTCATAGGCTTGTAGGTAACACAGTATCTGACTTTCAGCTTCAACCTATCTCGTTGGACATTGGATGTGTAAGAGAAGATACTATTCAGGAAGTTGGTGGTGACATTGCTTTCTTAGGTCCTGACGGTATTAGGCTTCTCTCTTCTACTGACCGTATCGGTGACTTTGGATTAGCTGTTGCATCTAGGCCTATCCAATCAGAAACGAATGCTTTGGTGTCAGGAAATACTGCCTTTGCTTCGTGTGTTATCAGGGGTAAGAACCAGTACCGTATGTTTGGGTACTCTGCCACTAAGACTGTAGACACTTCTCAGGGTGTGCTTGGTACTCAGTTTGCTGACCAGACCGCACAAGGAATGGCATGGGCTGAACTCAAAGGTATCATGGTGTACGTAGCCGACAGTGTGTACTCTAATGCTGATTCTGCTGAGGTTATAATCTTCGCCAATAAAGACGGGTATGTCTACCGTATGGAGTCAGGCAATAACTTTAACGGCTCTAACATTCAGGCATACTTCTCCACCCCGTACTTCTCCATCAATGACCCGAAGATACGAAAGACCTTTTACAAACTGACAACATACGTTGATCCTGAAGGTTCTATTAACGGGGACGTAACACCTAAACTAGACTTTGACCAAAAAGAAATAATCCAACCTGACCCTGTTGCCCTCAGCAATACTGTCGCACTTGCTGCTTTCTACGGTATCGCTAGTTATGGTACAGGTAGTTATGGTGGTAAACTAAAGTACACATTTACTAATCAACTCATTGGGTCAGGATTTACTGTTAGCTTTCAGTACTTTTTTGATAGCACCGACCCTCCTTTCTCACTGGACTCAGCAGCAGTAGAGTTTGCTGTAAACGATAGACAATAAGGACTACTCTTATGGGTACTGGTTACACTCGCAACGACACATCAAACAACATTGCAGACGGTAACGTAATTGACGCTGCTGACCTTGACGGTGAGTTCGACGCCATTCAGTCTGCCTTTAACGCTTCTACTGGACACACTCATGACGGCACTACTGCTGAGGGTGCTCCTATTGAAGTTACTGGTCCTGCACAAGAATACGTTTCTACTGCTACTGAACTTAGACCAAAGACCAACAACACCTACGACTTGGGTTCTGCTGCTCTCCAGTGGAAAGACTTATACGTAGATGGTACTGCTAACATTGATAGTCTTGTAGCAGATACCGCTGATATTAATGCTGGTACTATCGACGGAACTATTATTGGTGGAAGTTCTGCCGCTGCTGGTACATTTACCACTGCTACAGCAACTACTGGTAACATCACAACTGTCAATGCTACAACTGTAGACACCACTAATGCTGAAGTAACAAACATCAAAGCTAAAGACGGTACTGCCTCTGCTACTATTGCGGACAGTACAGGTGTGATGACTATTGCTTCTTCTGTCCTGACTACTACAGACATCAACGGTGGTACTATTGATGGTGTTACCATTGGTGGAAGTTCTGCCGGGGCTATCACAGGTACAACCATCACCGGGTCGAGTTTTGTCACTACGGGTGATATGACCTTCGGTGACAACGACAAAGCCATCTTCGGTGCTGGGTCTGACCTACAGATTTACCATGATGGGTCGAATAGCATTATCAATGACAACGGCACGGGGGACTTGCAG